AAACGTTGGAATGTGAAAAGGTTGGTGTACGATTGATGCACATTTTTGAGCACGAATGGATAAATAAAAAAGAAATCGTAAAGAGAAAAATTGCATTGGCGGTCGGTATGACATATAAAACCAAGACACCGGAGTCTATATTATTTGAATCTGAATCTTCTTTGCCAGATAAAATTTATGCCCGTAAATGTGAGATCCGAGAAATTGATTCAAGAACTAATACAACATTTTTAAATACGTGGCACATTCAAGGAAAAGATAACGCATCAATTAAATTGGGAGCCTTTTATGCCGGTAAATTGGTAGCAACCATGTCGTTTGGTAAAAAGAGAGTCGCTATGGGAGTTAAAGTTCGTGGTGAAGGAGAATATGAAATGTACAGATTTTGTGTGGCGGATACTCCCGTGATTGGAATTGCTAGTAGATTGTTGTCAACATTTATTAAAACATATAATCCAAATGAGATTTTAACTTTTGCCGATATTCGATATTCGGGTACTTCCGCGTTTTATGACACAATTGGATTTACACGAATTGCCGTAACAAAGCCAAATTATTTTTATTTTCATAAAGATACACCAATGGAGTTACGTCATCGATTTAACTTCAGAAAAGACGTTCTTCCAAATAAATTAGAAACGTTTGATATTAATAAAACTGAATATCAAAATATGTTGATAAATGGATATGACAGAATATGGGACTGTGGAAATCTTAAATACACGTGGAAGAAACCCGTTACATAATAATATTTATAGAACATGATTTTATTAAAGAGCCTATTATCGGAAACCGATATCGGTGGAAGAAATGTCCAAGTATATTTGGATTTGGATGGGGTAATGGTAGATTTAGACTCCGGATTCAAGGAAGTGTCCGGTGGAATTTCTCCGTCCGAATTAGCGGATAAAAAATGCAATGGAGATAAAAAAGAAGCAAAAAAACTTTTTTGGAAACTTATCTCAAATAAAGGAGCTGATTTTTGGGAAAATCTAAAACCGACTCCGGATGCTATGGTTTTGTGGAATTTTTTTAAATCGTATAATCCGATAATTTTGACCGCGGGTAAAGGACCAGCAATTTTACAAGGTAAAACTCAGTGGTGTCACAAACATCTCGGGTCAAATGTGAATCCAATTCTATCAGCTTCCGGGGTTAAAAAGCCAGAATATATCACGAATGATCCCAATACTGTACATGTATTAATAGATGATACGCCAAAAAATATTGATGCGTGGAATGATCCGTCTGCTCATCGGATAGCAATTTCACATAAAAATGCCGCTGATTCCATTCGTAAATTTTCAGAATTGTATCTCAAACCATCGACCAATATATGAAATATCCACTTTACAATAATACATTGTGTCCACGGGTATGGGATAAAACCATCGGTGAGTATGAAATGAAGCCAGAAATCCGAAAGGAATTGTTAACAATTGCTACCGATTTTATTGATCGTGACATAAAAGAAAATAATCTTCCGTTGACGGTCGTTGATGTAATTTTAATCGGGTCATTGACAAATTTTAATTGGACTAAATATTCAGATTTTGATGTGCATATTGTCGTGGAATTGAATGATTTAGATATGTCATCGGAAGATGCACAACTGTTAGTTGATGGGTTAAAAGGAATTTGGAATAAAAACCATTCTATAACAATTAAAGGACATCCAGTTGAATTGTATGTTCAAGATTCGTCGGCTAAACCATATTCGTTATCTGCATATTCCATAAAAAATGGGGATTGGATTAAAGAACCAACTAAAGATAAACCCGAATTTGATAAGGAGTTTATAAAAAATAAACACGAAAAAATAAAATCTAGATTGGATTTACTATTTAAAAATCCAACAGAAAAAAAATTAGAAGACGAGCTTGAAAAAATTTATTCAATGCGACAATCCGGATTGGATTCTGGTGGAGAATTTTCGAGCGAAAATTTAGTATTTAAAATACTGAGAGCACAAGGATATCTGGATAAATTAAAGGAATTAATAAATAAAACATACGACTCCGAGCATTCAATAGATGAAGTTGAAAGTATAACGGATGGATTAAAAGTTGATGATAAAGATGATTTGATAGTAACAAAGGATTCCCACGACGAACTTATTCCGACCGACGATAGATTTGGAAATCATGTGTGGAAATTTGCTGGCCATAAAATTTTTGGAGCATATCGAATTGATCCGCTAACAGTTAAATCCATGAAAACTTCTGGTAAAATCGAAGGATTACCACAAGAATTAACACGACTACGTCACGCATTAAAACATCCAACGAACGAAGAAAATGCGAAAATTATAAAAAAATTAATTGATAACTCGCTCGATTTACTGTTTCGAAAATTTAGCATGGAATCGGTTCATATTATAATGCCACTGGGATCAAAAAGTGGATTGAATAAAATTATAGCTAATGAAATCGATAGTAGATTACCAAATACAATTTTGTTGGACACCATGCACAAAGCAAAATGGAAAGATGTTCAATTATCACCGATTTGGAAACATGAAGTAGAACAGAGCGATGGAATTCCGATGGAAGGTACACGTCGCGCAAAGCAAATTTTATCAGTCAAACATGAATTACACGCCGACGAAGATTTCCAGATAAAGCAAGTCCCCCGCGGATTACGTCGATATTATAGTGACTTTTACAGAACAAAGACCGGAGAAACCATCGATTTGGCATCTACGATAAATAATGCTACAGTTTTATTGATAGATGACACGATGGAAGAGGGAGCGACAATGCGTGAAGCATATCGGGTACTTGAGCAGTTTAATCCGAAAGAAATATTATCTTACGTTTTTCTATACGGTGTTGGTGCGGGAGTTTGATTCCAGATAAATTTCATCATTCCACAATCCCAAATTCTATCAAAATTGTTGGCTTGCATGTTTTGCCATTCAGTAAGAGATTCATCGAAATTTTTTAATTTGTCTTTAAGGAGATGTTTCATGAATGTCATACGATTAAACCGAACTTTAAAGTCCGGAGAGATGTAATGATATCCAGAGTGAGTATTATCCACGAACTGAAATCCAAGTTTTTGATATAGTTCTCCGGAAAAGTATCTACGATCACAATAGCTAACAATTCGGATAGGAGAATGCGTTTTTATGAAATGTAAAAATAACCGAGAAGCTCCACCTGATATATGATATCCAAGTTTATTGCAAAATCTATACATTTCCCATACGCCGTTCTCTGAAAATCTAGTTTTACCAAATGTCATGAGTGAAACTAATATACCATCTTCCAACAAACCACATCGAACAGACGCATTGTCCGAGCCCTGTAGATGATTTTCGTTCAAAAATGTTGAAGCTTGTTCGTGTGTTATTTCACGAATGCAACATTTACGCGCACCAATTCGATGAGTATACTTATTGAATATTGACGCCAATACGGATTTCACAATATTCTTATTTATCACCCATTCATCTTCGAATATATGAATGAGTCTAATCCCGTGAAATGCACACGCTTTTGTTTTATTTAAGTGATATTCCGGTGCAATTTTCCCCGCTATTTCCGAATGCCAATATAATCCATCGTGTTCCAATGCAAAGTGTTTTTCCTCAATATAAAAATCCAACTCTTTTCCATATAAAATTGTGCGATCACGTGATTTAATCGTGACTCCCGGCAATATCGAACTTAAATATTCATAAATTTCTGCTTCTATGTGATTTTTTCCAGTTGGTGAACATTTTGGACACATGAAATGTTTATATGAATATACACTAGACATAAATTTATGCTTACACACATTACACATAAATGCGTATTCATTTGTGTAATGATATCCAATATATTCATCACGGGTGAATATCGGTGTTATGTTATGTTCGGTGCAAAATTTAACGACATTATCATAGTGATTTGATATTTTCTTTTTATTACGTCTAGCGATAATGTCCGGAGAATTTGCAACATTTTCTACTCCAAATCGTTCTAAACATGTTGCTTTAATTTGTTCTATATTATTATAGTTCTCATCGCCGTACCGATCCAAATTTGTACGTCGCATCTTCTCGACGTGGTCTTTCATTTTACCGGGACAATCTACGCCATATGCTTTAATCATGGCAGCTCTATAATTTTTCTTTCCTTCCTCCGTGGTCATTGGATGACATCCATACTTTCGATTAAAGGTTTTCATCTGAGATTCCACAATTTTTTGCTTAACTTCTGGATCGGCGTTTGCACAAACTTTACTACAATATTTTTGTTTATTTCGTCGCCTCCACGTACATTGATATGTTTTCTTACACGTGAGACACACCTTTTCGATTGAATCCGGATTAACTTTTGGTCTTGCCATAATGTATGTTTGGTTTAAACGTTGGTCACATTAGTATAAACTCAATACATGTCAAGTAAATTATCAAATAAAATATAATTATATTAAAGACATATGTCTATACAACACAATAATAATTCAAAAAGAGGATAAAAATTATGGCAGATTTACTAGACGCGAATGAGATATTCTTTACATCGTATGAGCCTAAGACCCAAAATAGGTTCCTGATGTACATTGACGGAATTCCTGCATATCTTATTAAATCGGTTGGTCGTCCATCTGTAAATTTGGGCGAAATAACCTTGGATCACATTAATATCAAACGCCACTTAAAAGGAAAAGCTGAGTGGCAACCTATTGATATTACATTATATGACGCGGTAGTTCCTTCCGCGGCTCAAGCAGTAATGGAGTGGGTTAGATTAGCACATGAGTCTGTTACTGGACGCAATGGATACGCTGATTTCTACAAGAAAGATGTGACTATCAACGTGTTAGGCCCGGTCGGAGACAAAGTAGAAGAATGGACATTAAAGGGGGCATTTCCGATCAGTGTTAATATGAATTCGTTGGATTGGGGATCTCAAGATGCATTGATGGTTAATATGCAGCTTAGATACGATTACGCCATCCTCCAATATTGATATACATATCAACCTATTACAGTACTACAAAACTCCTCCGAGAAATCGGAGGTTTTTTATTGACATCAATTAATTGTAACATATAGTTATATGTTCATTTCAATCCGTCACTAATTCATATGAATAACCAAAAAAATCCCAAATATTGGATCACTAAAACTTGCGAATTATGTGGAAAAGAATTTCAAGGTCTAATTTCTAAGAATCCACGATTTTGTTCCAATGTATGTAGCTCAACGTCCACAGCAAAATCACTAACACGAATTCAAAAAATAAAAAAAACAAAACTTGAACGATATGGATCAGAAACATATGTTAATCCAGATAAAGCAAAATTGACATGTTTAGAAAAATATGGAGTCACCAACGTATCAAAATCGGATGACATAAAGAAAAAGATAATTGCGAACAATGATTATGTTGCAATTGCTAAAAAAACCAGAGAAAAATGTAGAATGGAATATGGGGTTGATTGGATATCAAACAGAAAAGATGTAAAAGAAAAAAAAATTGAAACATGTCAAAAAAATTTCGGAGTGGATAATCCATTTCAATCAGCAGAAATCCAGAAAAAAATTAAACAGACATATGAAAATAAATTTGGACCAATGGTGGATCATCCATCAAAATCTGAAACGATAAAGCAATTAAAAGTAATTTCATATAAAAATTCATTCTACGAAGTAATAATAACGACACACAAATTAAACTCGGTTGCAATTCCTCTATTTACGAAGGATGAATATATTAATACCGACAGAAGTCACTTATATAAATTTAGATGTAAGACGTGTAATTCGGAATTTTTTGACCATATAGATGGTGGACATATTCCACGTTGTTGGACATGCAATCCCATGTTACAAGGAAAGTCTGGAATGGAAATTGAAGTATCCGAGTATATCAAAACAATTTACAATGGTGAAATTATAACCGGATCCAGAAAAATCCTACCATCCGGATTGGAATTAGACATCTATATTCCAGATAAAAAATTAGCAGTTGAAATCGATGGACTTTATTGGCATTCCGAATTAGCAGGAAAACATAAACATTATCATCTTGACAAAACAATTGAATGTGAAAAATTAGGAATCCAACTAATTCACATTTTTGAGGACGAATGGAAAAACAAATTGGAAATTATTAAAGAAAAACTCAAAAGTAAATTGTGCGCTGTTAAGCATATTGGCGCTAGAAAATTATCAGTCAAATCTATTACAAGCACAGAAAAAAATAAATTTCTCAGATTGAATCATATTCAAGGATCTGATAATAGTAGTTATTCAATTGGCGGATTTAACGGGAACGAGTTGGTCGCGGTAGCAACATTTTCAAAACCGAGAATTGCTCTCGGAAATAAAAACAGACAATCTGGAACGTTTGAATTGAGTCGTTTTGCTACATCAATTCCAATCGTTGGAATTTTGCCGAAAATGTTAAAATATTTTGGAACATTGACCGAATGTAAAAAAATTATAAGTTATGCCGACCGACGTTTTGCGTCATCTTTACATAATATTTACAATTCCATCGGATTCACTCTTATCGGAGAAACTCCGGTAAATTATTGGTACTTTCAAACTGGTTATTTTGATCGATATCATAGATTTGGGTATACAAAATCAAATTTAAAAACCAGACTC